TAGGGGCAAGTGGCTGAATTGGCTAAGGCTCCCGGCTGTAACCCGGCAGACTGCGTATGCAGTGGTGGTTCGAATCCATCCTTGCCCACCAGTTATGTATAATGTAATGCTAACTAGGAAATTAAAATGGAAACGAAATTGATTGACATGGCGAATGCGCCTGACCCTGTGGTCGAGAACTGTGACGCTTACCTGACTCAGGCTGATACCGGGGTCATTGAGATTAACGGTGATGGCTGGGGGATTGACTACAAACAGGCCGAAAAGATGTCTCACGCACTGGATGTGATCTTGCGGGAATGGGATACCCTCGAATACGAGATGGAATCCCACAACCACCAGCGGATGCAGGCCGATGATGAGGATATGTACCGCGCCCAATACGATGATGACCCTAACCCGTACCACGGTACTTATTCGGAGTTATAATGCCTTATTGCAGATTTAATCACGGAAAGATGCTGATGACCCGCGGAAAATTCTCTAAAAGGGATGGCGGTAAAAGGCAGTATTACCATTGCCGCAATAGTTATTGTGGTTATACCGCTCTAGAGCCTAGATTAGACGCTAAATACCTGCGAGAGAATGAACCAGAAAAGTACGCTTTTATTTATGATTGAAGACAGGGCCATGCAGGTACTGCGCAACCTTCCCAAGATGGCGGTAGCAACCTACCGTCATCAAAAGGAAGTTGCATTGGATGCTATAATGGACAGAGCGGTTAAGGCTATACAGATTGTCTCCCGAGTTGAGACAGCTAACGCAGGTAGGCGCGGAAAGATTGACAAGTACATGGTAGAGGCTTGGAAGGTTTATCGCAGGCTTTTGACACTGTATGATACAGTGCCTCAAAAGTTCGTAGACAATTCGCATCACTTCCCACTGAGGACGCAACCAATGGCAACAAAACATATGGCGCGGGTGAATTGGAATTCCCTCGCCGCACCACCCAAAGATCACAAACCGCACGACCCGTACTGGAATGAAAAGGAAGCAAGGAAGGTCAGACCAGTTAAAGTTTACACAAAAGAAGAGAGGGAAAAGATTTGGAAATCACCAGAGAAGACTTAAAGAAGTACGAAAACATTAACAGTGTTTCCCGGCAGATTCGCGGAGCGGAAGACTTTGCGACAGAGGTTATGAATTATTACATGACCGGGGAAAAGCTGAACGGCATCAAGCTGCCCCATCGTGAGTGGGATAATAAGTTTCGGCTGAGGTCTGGCGAGATCAGTCTGTTGGGCGGAATCAACGGCGCTGGTAAATCCCTTTGGGCTAGTGAGGTAATGTTGTCAGCGATGAATCAAGGCTATAAGTGCTTGAGCATCAGTCTGGAAATGTCTCCCAAATCGCAGTTAGCTAGGATGTGGAGACAGGCATCGCTGCAAGTTGAACCGACTATGGAAGCTGGCTTACAGTTTACCAAGTGGGCAAAGGGGAAGATGTGGTTCTATGATCAGAACGGAACCGTTGACCCACGCACGTTGATGTCCGTACTCAGGTACGCCAAAGATCATCACGATGTGGATTTTGTATTGGTAGATTCTCTGTTCTGTCTCAGTATGAACAGTGATGATTGGAATGGACAGAAGCAGGTGATGCAGGCGTTGGCGAACGCGGCAAGACACTTAGATGTACACGTTATGCTGGTAACCCATGCGAGGAAGGGTCAGGACGTTAAGGCCAAGCTATCGAAATGGGATATCAGCGGCTCGTCAGACTTAACTAATCGCGCTGACGTAGTGTTTTTATTGGGCAGGGTGTATGATGACCCATCTACCGATGCGTACCTAAGTCTTTGTAAAGCAAGGCATTTTGACGGTGCTGAAATGGATTTGGATTTAAGGCTGGACATGGCTTCATTATGGTATTATACTGATTCACAGTTGCCCGAAAAAATTCTTGATGTGCCTGCTGAAGGTGGGCCAGTTGGAGAGTTAGAGCGGGTAGCACTAAACGATAATATACATGAACTCACAATCAGGAAAACAGAAGGGGCGCAGACTACAGCAATGGGTCAGGTCGCTCTTAATTGAAACCTTTAACTTAGGAGAGGATGATGTTCAGTCGCGCAGTATGGGAGCCAACGGAGAGGACATAATGTTATCACCAGCGGCAAGACATTGCTTCCCGTATTCGATTGAATGCAAGAACGTAGAGAGATTAAATGTATGGGGTGCCTACCAACAGGCTTGTGATAACGCAGGGAACCACGAACCCCTGCTTATCATTAAAAGAAATCGTAAAGAACCGTTAGCAGTCGTGGATGCTAAACATTTTATAGGAGTAAAAGATGTCGAGGCAAATGATGAGTCCGTTTAGCGACAGCTTCTTCGACCAGTTTTTTTCTCCCCGGAAATATATTGCATCGCATGAGGGGAAAGGAACTAAAGATGAGCCGTGGATTATAAAGCGGACAGTAACCAGTGTGGAAACCGTTCACGCATACAATGATGAAAACGGTTACCATGAAATCATACAGAAAAACAAAGAGGGATAACATGGAGTATATAGAGTTAGCACTCAAAAGACCCTACCCTGTCAGTGAGTTACAATGGCGGAAAGGCTTTAAGGGTGGTAAGGACTTAGTTTATATTGATGCCAGACAAGTAGCTAATAGGCTGGATAAAGAAGTTGGGATGTTCAACTGGCAGGACTCGTACACAGAAACCGGCAGCGGTATGAAGATATGCACCATTTCTATATTGTACAAAGGGAATTGGATTTCCAAATCCGATGGCGCGGGTGACACGGGGATAGAAGGAGAGAAAGGTTCTATCTCAGACGCATTCAAAAGGTGCGCGGCCCGTGGGTGGGGAATTGGGCGCTATCTCTATTTCCGTGGCGCTTTCGATGCTAATCGTATTCCTGCTGAGTGGGCTACGCCTGAAGGCTATGATAGAATAATGGCAGAGATTCACAAGAAAGACATTGAACAATGGAAAAGGGAATATGAAAACGCGCAAAAAAACGGTTAAAGAAAAGCAGTACGACTTATCTCAGATAAACGTAGCTAGGTTGGAGATATGCAATGCCGCTGAAACATTCATGGATACATTTAACGAATGCAAGGGCAAAGTGTGGTACGATGAAGCTGCTGAACTGAACGATAAGCTGTGGGATTTACGCCACAATCAGAGTATCGCCAAGATGAAATTGGTTGGTGATACATGGGACCACGATGAAGGGATAACAGGAGTATACAGATACCATGGAATTTAGAACCGAGTTCGGCAGAACAACATACAAAGAGAAGTACGCATCCAACCCTTACGAGACTTGGAATGATAAGGCACACACCGTAGTCAATAGCGTGTGCGGAACGTACGATGGCAAGAAGAATAACATTATGTCCAAGTCTGAGCAGGACCAGTTGGTTAGGTATATCTCTGAGTTTAAGTTTATGCCGGGCGGTCGGTATCTTTGGTATGCGGGAAGACTCGCACGTTATTACAATAATTGTTATATGTTACGGCTTGAAGAGGACTCCAGAGAAGAGTGGGCTGGTGTCACGCAGAGGGCTATGTCATGCCTGATGACAGGCGGTGGTATTGGAGTCGATGTTAGTATAGCGCGACCGAGTGGTAGAAATTTGCGCCGAACAGGCGGGGTTGCCTCTGGACCCCTTCCGCTCCTATTCACCTTGAACGAGGTCGGTAGGAACGTCATGCAGGGCGGTAGTCGGAGGTCCGCCCTGTACGGCTCCCTCAACTGGAGACATGAGGACGCTATGAGCCTGCTTCACGCCAAGAACTGGCATGATATGAAGGTTGGTGGTACCACTCTAGCTGAGCTAAAGAAAGAGAATTTCAATTTCCCAGCCCCGCTGGATATGATGAACGTGTCACTCAACTATGATGACGCATGGCTTAATGGTCAAGGCCGGGAGTCTGACCCTCTATTCCTAGAGAATGTTAAGCAGGCCATGATGACAGGTGAGCCGGGGTTCTCATTTAATTTCGGGGAAAAGCAGAACGAGACACTGCGTAACGCCTGCTGCGAATTGACATCATCTGATGATTCAGACGTATGTAATTTAGGCAGTGTGAACCTCGCGAACATAGAGACTATTGAAGAATTTAAAGATGTGGTTGGACTTGGTGCCAAGTTCTTGGCCTGTGGTCTTATCAGGGCGCAGTTACCTTACGAAAAGGTAGCTGAAGTACGTCAGAAGAACAGTCGTATTGGGCTTGGCTTAATGGGAATGCATGAGTGGCTTCTCAAGAGGGGGCATAACTACTCATTCGTTCCAGAACTAGAACAATGGATGAAAGTTTATGAACGAGAGAGCAAACGATCCGCTGATGAGCATTGTGACAGACTTTTTCTCAACCGTCCTAAAGGGTACAGAGCAATCGCTCCGACAGGGTCAATCAGCATCCTTGCAGGATGCGGTGGTAGCGGAGTGGAACCAATCCACTCCGTGGCATTCCGCAGACGCTACCTTACGGATGGAACCAAGTGGAAATATCAGTTTGTCATTGACAGTAGCGCCGAAATGATGATCAAAGAGGGCATTGACCCAGAGAAGATAGAAACCGCTGTTGATCTAGCGGCTGACCCGGAGCGCAGGATAAAGTTTCAACACTCGCTACAGAAGTATGTAGACCACGCAATAAGTTCCACGTTGAACTTGCCAGCATGGGGTACCGAGTTGAATAACGAAGACAGGGTTCCTGAGTTCGCTAAGATAATCAGCAAGTACGCGCCGGGTTTACGCGGCCTGACAGTTTATCCCGATGGGGCTAGGGGTGGTCAACCTATTACCTCAGTGCCTTACAAAGAGGCTCAGGCGAAGCGAGGGGTGGTGTTCGAGGACAACAGTGAGGAGCAATGTCTGAGTGGTGTGTGTGGGATATGATAGAGAAGAACAAGCGGTGGGTAGATAAAAGGTATACCGATTGGGTTGCTACCCTACCCTGTGTCAACTGTGGATTGCATGACGAGACTATAGTAGCGCACCACTTAAAGCATAGACACTCGCCGCATGGTGGGGGTGGTATGGGGTTGAAGGCTAATGACTTCTTCACTATGCCACTGTGCTTTGAATGTCATGCATCTGCTCATAGTGGTGATGCTAATATATTAGATTGGCAGGCAGATTTTATATTTAAAACATTGACAAAGGCATTTTCTTCAGGCATACTCGATTATACAGGTGATATTACTCGAAGGGAGTGGCAAAGTGAGAACCTTTTCGGAGAGGATTTAGTAGATTGAATATAGATGGCGAAGTCGAGGGTTACCTCGCACAAATAGAATATGTGGCTCCTAGTTATGCGCAGGCCAAGGCCAACACATACCAATTACAGGAGTTCAAAAAGACTCAGCGATCCTTGTTGTACGGTAAGGCTGTAGGCAAGACTGTAGCTGACAAGGAAAATTGGGTTTCGATGCAACCGGAAGTCACCGAATCAATTAAAGGTGTCGCGGCAGCAATCGAAAGAGAGGAGCGTTTACGTTGGGAGTTAAAGGTAGCCGAACTTCACATCGAAGTGTGGCGAACCGAACAAGCCAACAGGCGCTTGGAAACTAAAATACTATAGGAAACTAAAATGGCTTATGAAATGAGAGAAGGTGATATCTCCGTATTCCCAAATGACAAAGAGGGCAATGAAAATCGCCCTGATCTTACAGGCAAAGTCCTTCTTAACGGAAAGGAAATGCGTGTAGCTTTGTGGGAAAAGGAATCATCCACCACCGGGAATAAATTCCTCTCTGGTAAAATAGAGGAGAAGTTTAACGGCAGTGGTAAAGATATCAGACCATCAGCAAGCGAAGTACCATTCTAATCTATGAAAATAGAATACCACGATGGGGAAGTTGTCGAACTTTTGTTCGATAAGAAACTCCATTCTTATAAGGTGGGGGAAGAGATAGCCCCTAGCGCGACTAGGGTTCTGGATATTATCTCCAAACCCGCCTTAGTTCCTTGGGCTTTAAAGGTTGGTGCCAACTGGTTAGAGAAGAATTTCTTCCATGACGAGGATGCATCTTCCAAGAAGACCAATGTGTACAGGTCAAGAATGGCGTTGGAACCTTTACTAAAGGGGATGAAGTCTGCATACCGCGGCACCTCTAAGGACGCTCTAAACATAGGCTCTCTTACCCATGAGTGGGTTGAAGAGGCTATCAATTGGAAGTTGGGCAATGGTGAGATACCAGATATGCCCAAGCAAGAGGAGTGTGTTAATGCTATCCACGCCTTTCAAGATTGGGTGGGGCAGAACGTGGTCGAATGGATTTCATCAGAAGAGAAACTGTACCACAGGAAGTATCAGTATGCAGGCACTGTGGACGCAAGAGCAATTATCAATGGAGAGTATTGTGTTATTGATTGGAAGACGAGCAAGGCGGTGTACCCGGAATATCATCTACAGGTTGCGGCGTATGCGAAAGCTGTGGAAGATATTTACGGAAAACCCGTTGACGCTACCTACATCCTCAGATGTGACAAGGCAACAGGAAGGTTTGAGGCGGTAAGATCAACGGATACCGATAAGAACTTTGAAGCATTTCTGAATGCATTGGGGTTGTACAGGAGACTTAAAGAGTTGCGATGAGTATTGGGTCCATCCTCATATTCCACTATCATTCCGCGTTAGAACTTATGACAGACTGCTTAGAACATGATCTGGTAGATAAGAAAGAACTAGCGGAAATGATAGAGGGGTGTGCGGAGCAAAGCGAATACACATACCATGAGTTTATGTGGAGAAACCTAAAGAGAATGATTGACCAGCATGAGGGTGGGAACGTAGTTGGATTTTCTAAGGAACTGAGGGGGCCAGACACTTGATAGTAAACCTTTCTAAAAAAGAAATGGATTGGTGTCGGGATTTTGCAAAGGAAAGGTGGGATCATTGCCGATCTGTCGGGGCAAAGAGACATCGTTTCGACAACAAGAAAGGTGGGATGGATGAACTTGTAGGGCTGATGGGGGAGGTGGCTTTTGCCAAGATATTCAAGGCAGAAGTCAATAAGGACCAGAAGGTTACACCCTATGACTTTAAGATTCCAATACATGGGTCAGTAAAGACGGTCGATGTTAAGTCAACCCCATTAAAATACGGGAACCTTCTTGATAAACCCTTTCACAAAAACATAGCGTGTGATTATTACACCTTATGTATAGTATCTGAACAACAGTCTAGTGTTTACATGGCGGGTTGGGTTAAGGGTGAGGATTTCTTTCAGCCAAACAACCTAAAACATATGAAGTATGGGAAGTGTTACTTTGTAAGTCGGGAGGAACTGAACCCAATCGAGGATTTGTTAAGTGATAAACCCAAGCAAAGATCAGGAAAAAAAATGGGCAGAGCATAGAAGATTATGCTTTGCCCGTTTTTGTTGGCTAAACCAACACAAGAGTATTATGTGCCGCGACAAAAAGACGCGGAGTTGGTCAGAAATATTTGAAAGGAATGAGGGTATACCTCTTAGGGTTTATGCGAAAGAGAGAATGGCGTTAAGGAAACAACACAGCCAGCAGGAAAACAGGTAACCGAATAACCTATAGGCTTTTCCTTTTTCTTATGCTCCTCTAGAGCATCATCAAAATCTAGGGTGTTACAAATCTTTATCACCCTCTCATCCTTATACTCCAACCATCCCACAGAATAGAAGGTGGGCAGGTCGCAGTCTTCTGCAACCACCCACCCGTCATCTGAAATTATATCAACCCATTCTACGAGAACAAGTTTCTTGCCTTTTGTTTTTTCCCATGCGTTGTCAGCGGACCCGGAAGAATCCAGCCCAGCAGCATTGGAACTACAAAGATTAAGACTAGCAACCATCCACCCATCTCCACAAGTTTACCAAGTAGCGTAAAGAAATTATCAGGCGCACATTCAATCATGCCCTGCTCCGTCTGCAAGACTGTACCTGACGCTTTCTTGGTCATCGTTGTCTCCGTCACCACATCTGTCACAAAGGCACCGGCTGTGGCTCCCGCTATCGGCGCAATCGCACCCGAACTCAATACACTCCCCACAATGGCACCGCCCCCCGCTCCCAGCGAGGTAACTCCTGCCTTCTTTAGTGTCGTGCATCCAGCTAGACAGCAGGCGGTGGCGAGGACCACCAGCCAGAAACCCAGCCTACGGCCCAAATTATTACTAGCGCACCCGCGCATACTAGAAATTTCTTCCTCTTTGATAATGCTTTCCATTTTTCCATGTTATCTCCTAGATTGTAAAACTATTTCCGCATCCGCATGAGGATGCCCCTGTTGGTGGTGTGAAATGAAAGGTAGACCCAAACGGGTCTTCTACCCAATCCATCTTAGCATCATTCAACAACTCCAAAGAGGTGGGGTCGGAGAAGATTGTTTCCGACAGCATCTGGGCATCTTGTGGTATGTCTGTGGTAGGCGATAGCTTTATTTGATAACCTGAACATCCGCCACCTTCTAGATGTATCCCCAAAAAGCCTTCTCCATTTAGTGTTGAATCTACCTTTGCTTGTGCTGACTCCGTTATCGTCACGATAATTCTTCATTCAGTTTGTGAACCCCGTCAGATACTTTGGATGTAAATATAAATGGTAACAGCCCATGTGCCACAGCAATCAATGACAAACGACATAATCTGTAGGCCAGTGTCAGCGCGTACCATAGGTGCATACTCCAACTCATGTTAATTTCTTTTAGATGTTTCATAATACTTTTGCCACCACGATATTTCCATCTTTGTTTGTCTTTAATTCTACTGTACGCTTCTCGCAAGTAAATCGAGTCTTCCCAGATGCCGTGTCTTTCCAGCCATTTCTTTTCAAAGTACGTTTCATACTCAGGCATCCTGACATCCCCATTTCAACCCACTCGCCAGAGTCGTTCTCATAATGGCCCATCCATTCCTTTAGATTATCGTTCATATACAGCAGTAGTACAAACATGACTTCCATTAGTGCGCTCCATTACTGAATTTAATTTGTGCAACCTTATCCTTTAGTATCTCTACCTTCTGTTCTAGGGCTTCTATTCTCTGTCGGTAGAAATCAAGGGTAAGTGCCTGTTGTCTGTCGAATGGAGCATTACCACCCTCAACATTATTTAATAGCTTTTCAAACTCACCAGAGAGATGCTCTATCAACATGAATTGTTCTGCGTCCGCTGGCAGCGCCCCTAGCTCACCCCTTGGCC